CTGATCTTTGCCAGCATTGCCGGGATCTCTATATTCTACCTGTTGTTTTATTAACACATCACCGGGACGAAGATGGTTGTGAGAACTGTTCAATTGACTAAAACCGGGTAATGCTACCCACAGGGATAGCAGGACGAGAATTTGGGCAAGATTCATAGTTAAGATATTAATTATTAGTCTTTAAATTACGATTTCAGGTACTTTATATAAAGAGAAATGTTTCTCTTTTTATCATATAGATAAATGTCTCCTTCATATTTCACAAACAAAATATAAAAATAACATAATTTAATTAATATTTAATATTTGATAGCAGGTTTTAAAACATAAAAATTGTGTAAAGAAATGATCCGATCCGGTTATGCATGCAATTACAAATACTCAAAAGGTAAATATTACATCAAGCTTCAGGAGAAAGCCAAAGCTGATAAAAGAGGTCTTTGGAAAGATAATAATGCTGTCGATCCGTGGCAGTGGAGAAAGGAGAAAAGAAAATGAACCTCCTTTCTTAGAATATAGGCGGTTCAACTATTGGAAGCTATTCTTCACTATTTTATTTTCATCACTTTCTCACGCGTCACATTACCTTCTTCGTCAGTTTTTTCCAGAATATAGATACCTGCATTAAGGGTCGTATTCTGGATATCGAAATTGATCGCTTTATTTTCTTTGTAAACAAGCGAACCTGTAGGGAAGGAGTAGATGCGAATGTTAGCGGAGGCAACATCATCTGAAGTGTAAGTCTTCAATGAAGATAAAGAAAAATCAGATATTTCTTCTGGAGTTGGTTTTCCACCTTTAATGCGTCCATGGACAAACGCCTCTGGAGTTGTTCCACAAATGTTTTTTGTTTTCAAAAATAAATTAAATTCTCCCCATCTACCTAATCCTATAGACTGTGTTCTTATTGACATTGGTAATATATTTGTCTCAGAAGGTATTGTGATTACGTTGCCTTTAGAAACATCTAACATAGAAGCATTCCCCTCTATTCTCCATTCAAATTCACTCGCCCCTGTAATTTCTCCATCGAAAAAATAAGCTAATTGGGATTGATATTCTTCTAGCCTCTCATTACCTCTTATAATTGGTGTTAATGGCTTTCCTACCCACACTTGAGAGTTTTCCAGTTGATAACTTACGCCATCATATATAACAGTTGCTTTCGCTGTTCCATATCCATTCCCTGAAGCACGGAAAGTCGCATTAGGAGTCCCCTGACCTGAGACAAGAGTCATATTGGTGGAGGATTGCCATGTGATGACAGAAGCCAAAGGTTCTATCTTATATACCATAGTTTGGCTTGTACATAGTATCAAATTTTCAGCTTTAATGCTATGTTTAGGATGTATTATAACGTCTTTTCGTCCTGAATAATGATATTCTATGTTATTCATAGTGACGTGGTAATAAGCCTTTATTGTTTTTTTGCTATATATATTTTGTTTGGCTTTCAGTTTTATATAAGTGCGGTAAACAGGAGCATAAGTGTATTCTGTATTTATTATTTCAAATAAATCAGTATTAATATCATATTTTGGCCATGATTCATATCCCTCACTACCCTGATAGGCTACAAATTGAACAATTTCCCCGTACGGAATATAATCTGGCCCGTCGATTTTAATACTACCATATTGTTGCTGTGGTGGATCAGTGATTGCTTTTGTTATTTTTATTTTTAAGGTTTTAGTATTTGCAGGTATATCACCTTGTTTATATGTTGTTATTTTCGCATCATTAGTTGCCACTCCACCCCATTGAACATGAAATTCATACATAGTTGCACCTTTTTTCACAGTTTCTATACGCGATGTATCTTGGCTATTTGTAAAAGTACCATATTTACTAGTTCTGATAATAAATTTTGTATCCTCTTTCAACGCAGAGGTAAAATTCAATCTATATAGCCATGTTGAACCTGTAGTTACATCATAATTTCCTTGAATATCCCTAATTTGTGCATAAGCACAAACCGAGATACCCATTATATATATTATAATCAACAATATTTTCTTCATAATCAATAAAATATTAATTAAACAATAATCACTTTGGGGAAGCCTATTGCATACAATATTTTATCACAAATAGAAAGATGAGTAATTTTATTTCATAGGCATTTAATTTAAGGTTAATAACTCTTTCAAAGATAATACAACATCTATAAATTTAACATAAAGAAATAGGTTTAATTTGAGAGAGAATGTTATAATGATCAGTTACTTTAATATAATGCCTACTACTAGTGAGAAAAAGATGTATGAGTATTTTTGAAAATTTTGCATTTTATCTGAATCCAATTATCAATAGAGTGAACTAAAGGGAATAAAGGTTGTTATTATAATGTGAAGTGACTGGAATAATATATTACTTTATTTATTACTTATTTTATTGTTATTGTAATTATTATTTGTTACTTTGTCGGCTGAAAGAATAACTACTATTTGAAACTAAAAGTATAGAGTCTCATTACGTTACGCTATGAGCTTAATGAAGAAAAAGTCAGATACGAATCTAAAACTTGCTCAAGATTTAATCAACCTAGGTGAATATAATGCAAGTGTTCATTGTTCATATTATGGCTGTTTTCAATATTTAAAATGTATACTTAAAAACAATCTCAATTTATCATACTCTACACAAAATGAAGATAGACCTGAGTCCCACAACTTTCTATTGGAGAATTTATTCAAAAAAATAAATAATCCTAAAACAATAAAAATATCAGAGAAGATTTCATATTTTTGAAAGAAAAGCGGAAAATAGCAGATTACTGCGAAGAAGAAGTCGGACCTGATGGGAGTTTAGATGCTTTGGAAGAAGCTAAAGCTGTTATTTATAAAGTAAAAAATGCTTTAGGAGGATTAAACTTATGAAATCAAAAGATATATTATTTAAGTGGTTTGGTGAGATGATTGCTAAATATCATAATATCAAATTCTTTTATAAATATAATACAAACTACAAGTCACATTATATCGCAGTATTTCCTAAGGATATTGTAGATAGTGAAGATTATTGTGAAAAAGAGAATTCTATCTATGAAAGTTTGTCTAGGGATTTTGAAAATGAATCATTCCTTTTTGCGACTGAAGATAAAAGGTTCAAAATAACGAATGAATTTATATCCTATGAAAAAAATAATATTCCAGCATATGATATATTTCAAATTAGTTATAATACCGCGCAAAATAAAATATTAAGCAAAACGACCACGATATTAATAGAAAGATCGTCGAGTACAAATAAGGATAAATACACAAAAGAGGTATCTATTTTTAAAGATAATAAGATAAAGAGTATCCCTTGCTAATGGCTTTAAATAAATATAAAATAGAAAATATAGAAACAAAAGATATTGCCATAATTGACAATATGAAGGAGTTGAAAAAAGGGACTAAAATAACTATTTCAACATCACTATCTATAGGTGTTTCAGTAAAAAACAATAGCTCAATCAAACTAATTCCAGAATTAGAATACAGAGTTGGTGAAAAAAAATATCTAAACTCAGCTATCAGTGTGTATTTTAAAATTGACAATGGATATTGGACAAAACACTGTGTAGATAATCAAATTGTTTTAAAAAAGAGTTTGTTGATAAATTTGTTTAATGATTCTATAAATATCTTGAGGGGTTATCTTCTCGCTACAATAGAAACGCATGATAAAAAACCTTTTATATTACATGCAATAAACTCAAATATAATAGATGCTGATGTTACTTTACAATTTGAAGATAAAGATCACCCATCTTCATGATTAAGTTTTCTGAAACAGTCTTAATTTATATACTTAAAACATCCACTTCCCACCTATCAAATGCCCGTTATTTTGATTACCCAAACTCTTTTGATACTGATATTCCAATCCTAGATTGTGATAAAACACCCCACCGCCGATACCTACATAAATAATTCAAAGTAGAATATGATCCTGATATAAATGGCTGCCATACTTTTGTCTTATATATTGTTTGCCGTTCTATTATTGGAGTATAATTATAATCTAAAGCCGCAAGTCTGTTATATTGAATAACCGGGAATAACTCTAACTTACCTTGTGTTTTATTGTCGAAGGCTGTTAGTTTATATGTCCTTTTTAGTTCCCGGTCTGCAATTATAGCGGCAGTATCTGCCGGAAGATTCACATACTTTATACTGCCTGTATCCCGGTATTGGATATCCGGCTTTTCTTCCTTTATCGGTTCAAACTGTGTCAGACTTACTGATCCGGTTGTTGTGGCCCCTTTTATATATTCTAACTTCGGTTCTGAGTCAATGTACAAACGACCGAAAAAGAAGCCAATAACTAAACAGATAATTCCATAAATAATGACTATAGTTGCTTTTTTCATTGGATATATTTAAAATCGTTCAACCTATTCAACCAACCTTTGAGAAATACCGCTTGTGTAGGATCAGCCTTTACTATATCTTCAAAGTGCTGTTTTCTCCGAAGCCAAAGTTTTTTGAATAACTCTGACTGATCGTGATAGTTATTCAGTGCATCTAATGTTTTAGGCCCTACTGCACCATCATCTTTAACTCCGAGTATTCTTTGAGGGTATTTTATTCCCCATGCACCAGATCCCCACATCCAATCAACTACAATATTTGCAACAGATTGATTTTTTATCATGTCGGCTTTCCATTTGTCCCAATAGTGAGGCTTCATCACTCGACTAACTACATCTTCATTTGAAAGTAATTTGAGATCATCTACATCAATATCCCCGTCACCGTCTTTATCATAACCTACTTTTCGCCATGTTGCAATGGTAACCCCTTTGTTTGTTGGCCCTCCTTTATCATTAGGATGTTTAACATATCCTCCCTCCCACTTAAGAATAATTGTAGCCAATAATTCAACTTTTGCCATCACTATCTTCTTTTAAATATTTACCTAATTCTGCGATGACAGCTGCCGCGTCATCTCTATTTTTAATAATACTGCTGGCCAATGTGCCAACCCTTTCAAATTTGGCCTTATCTTCAGCTTTTTCAAGTATGGATTTCACTTCTATTATACCAATGCCTATTGCGCCTAATAGAGTAAAAACTGGCAGAAGTGGGATCGAATAACCATGATAACCATTCAGGTAGCCGACTACAATCATTTGCATAGCATCCACAACAGTTAAAGCAAATAAGGGAATGTAATACCTGGCTAGTTTATCGACGGTTCTTCTAAACCCGAATGAACTTCTAAGTTCTCCTCTTTTTTAGCCTTCCTACATCCGGATATCAGATCGGCCACAACAGCTAATAAAACAAGTATGTATTCTGCAAATAATAAGACACAGACTACAAATAATTGCTGATAGTTAATTTCTAGTGTCATTTTTCCTTTAAAATATAACCTAGAAATTAAAATTTTTCTAAAAAATAAATTAATCTAATCGTGTAAATATCCATGCCTGACCGTCATAAACAAAATCGCATGTTATAGCATCTGAAATATTTATTGAGGATATTATTCCATATTGTCCAGCGTTAATTTTAATCTGGTTACCATTATACTCACTAATAATATTGACACTTTGGCCTTGATATATCAATCTTACTCTAATAAATTGTCCCTCGTATGGTTTTTCCGGAAGATTTAAACTTATGGATGACGCGTTGTAACAACTCACAAAGCAATCTCTATTAGTTAATACCGTATTTACTGACACTCTTCTTGAAGCCAAACACAACCCATTTGCTTTAAGAACATTGAACCAACCGCCATAAGCGGGGGCTGGATTTGCCGAACTGTTATTTGCATCTCCATACACACCGACAATCCCCCAGCCACCGCCCCATGCGGACTCATCCATCTTTCCGAAACCAAGACCAACCATAGCCGCTTTAAGGCTGGCACCCGTAGCCGCTGAAATAGCTTCGACACCTGCTCTATTAGAAAAAAAGCCTTGAGAGCTAAAATGGCTTACTTCATTTTCACTTTCAGCGCTGGACGATATTTCGCCTGTGTTCGAATCTATTTTAATCTTCTGCAAGACATTAACATTCCCTTTGTCTTCCGTCCATTTTGTAACAACTGAATTTAACTCTATATATCCCTGAGTATCATTTCCTATTATTTTCACAGCATGATAGGTGACGGAGTTATATGTTACAGTCTTAACGCTTTCAATCCAGTCATTGTAAAACTTAAATCCTGCTATCAATGCACTGCCAGCTACTTTTAGTGTGTCGCGCACAGTGGCATTTGTCAATGAAAGAGTATTCGGCTCTGTGACATTCCAATCAATGGACTGATTGCCGTTCCCAAATTTAAACTGATTCGCCAAGAATCTCAAGTAACTATTACCATCCAAAGATGCCATGTTATTTATTCTAAGCATACCCGGGGTTAACTCAGCAAACCCGAACATGTTTGTTATTTGTCTGTTTGCGCTTTCTTCCGAGTTGATGAATGCAGCCCAAAGAATATAATTATCGGGATCACTGTCAAAGTCGACTTTCGTTTCGGAGATAAACCACTCGCCATCACCTATTTTAAAACCATCTTCATTTGTGGTATAGGCTTTAGAGACTTTCAAATACAGATAATAAAACTGTGTAGGAAAATCAACTAAAACAGCCGAATTGTAAGACGGTACTACCCAGTGAAGATACTCTGTTTTATCCCTGTCAGGCTGCACGGTGTCGATACCGATTGTCATGTGACGGATATAAGCAGCATCGCATTCTATACGCTTGTTTGTGGAGCTATATGCAATATTGGGTTCTATCTCATTGGTGAAAGTTTCATCCAAAAATACATATTGCAGCAGTTCGTCGCCGAAAGCTCCCATCATGGCACGAACAGCAACAGCGCTCAAGATATCCTCTTGGAAACTGCCTGATGGATCGTAAATATTGTTTACAAGCTCTATCATTCCGCGATAAGAGCGTTTCACATAGTTAACTGTATTTCTATTCTCAGCTTCAGCCTTTACTTCATTCTCTGGGATTTTTCTAAAGTCTTCATTATAAGTCGCAGCAGTAACATTGGCCAATGTAATTTCAGTATAAGTGGGCTTATTAATAAAGTCTTTAATCGCCGTCTGTCTGATAAGGACACTCTCGGCTACTTCATCTTCTGATTCTATTAGGTGATCGTCAGTAAAGCGGACATAACCTCCAAGGACAATCTTCCCCCCGATATTCACCCAGTCCTTATTCGCCCAAATGCCATCAAGCGTTCCTGTAAATGAAAATTTTTTCTGTTCTTCTTCGTAAAGGAGCTTGACTGCTTGCCTGAACATATCCCAGCTTGCTCCAGACTTGCTATTATCATCCCGAATATACTCCTCCGGCATCATCATTCCGAAGACCGCATACTTATCTCCGACTTTCGGAGCCCATGTCTGGTTCGGCATAATCTGCCCTTCGTATTCCTGTGATACAAGCATGATTTTGCGTTGAGAATGTATATAGCCGGTTATCCTGTCCTTATCCTGCAAAACATTGAACTCTTTTGCGGTAAGGTCACCACTTTGGAATATAATACTCATTTCTTCGCCTGCTATGCGATAGAGTGAATAATCGAGATTTTCAGGAATAGTAGTATCATAGATATTATAATTTCCGGATCCGGTTACTTCAACATTTGTTACTGTACCGACCCTGTTTGGATAGATATTTGAGAGATCTGTAGAACTATCCTCATAAGAGACAAGAGGTTTATCTGCTCGCTGTATTGAAAAACCCTCCGCATCGACTTTATAAGTCTTGGCTAACGATGGGTCAAAACCAACCTGATCTTCAAAGAAAGCTCCGTCAAAAGCAATTGTCTGTCCCTTCGGTAATAATAGTTCGCTGTTACCATATTTCGAAGCATTTATATTTCGGGAACCGCCCTGTACTGCCAATATTTCAATAGGTACACGACTATCCACATTCTCACGTGCTATTCCTTTCTTAAAGCCATTTCCCCGACCATATGCCAGCACAAGAGGATTCTCTCTATTATATTCAACCTTACGAATATGGAGTGTTTTATTGACAAATTCAAATTCCGTATTAAATGTATCCGTTATCATCTTGAGGCCATCCCAGCACTTTGTATGATTGTAATTAATTACTGCTCTTTCAGCAACAATACATTCACCCAAAGTAAAACCTCCGTTTCCTATCTGGTTCAGGTTCCATACAATTAATTCTGCATGTTCCCTAGGTGTTGCTGTATAAGGAAACTTTAGTCTCTTATCAGCCCGGTTACGGATTGTCCTTTTCTCTGTGTCTGCCTGAGGGGATTCGAATATGATAGTATAAGTCAGATTACGGATACCATCTTTTTTTATACCAGACTTCTTTCTTATGGTATATCTTATGCCCTGGAAATCCAAATAACAACCCACTTTAAAATCTATCGGCTCTGCACTGGATACATAAATAGTAACATTATGCTGGCTCATTATCTCACGAATACGATAACTTTTGTCATCGACTTCGCTAATTAAAAGTTGATTATCGGGTGTGTATAGTTGCATAATTATATCAAATCCTTATATTTTTCAAAAATGCCATGTATAGCATTTATCTCATCCACAGTCATATCGTTATTAAATGTTGCATACATTTTATGTACAGCGATTGTACGGTTATTCACAGAGCCATAAGTTAATAACTTAGGATTCCACGGATTTGTAGAACTTGCTGTTAGTGTCTTTGTTAAATCTACCGTATTATGCTTAAACCTTGCAGATGTACCCTTTACATAATAAGAATATACGCCTTTCTTTTCGGTTGCGTCTTCTGTTGTCGATATAGCAGTACCATCAGACCAAACCATTATGGTATTACTAATATAGTTTCCATCTCTTCCATTCGAAACAAACGCACAAACTTTATTAGCATCTGCCCCCCAATCGATACCGGTACCGGTAGGTGCTGCGGATAGCATAAAAACAACTAACAAACCTTTTGCCGAAAGATTGTAGCCTCCTGTGTCTGTAAAGTCTCCCGCTTTTGTAGTCCCTCCGGTTCCGGTAGCAGTTACTAGAGGCGTATTGTTCACAGTAAGCGCTCTAAGGTTAATAATACTGTACTTTACATGTTCCAGATTGTTTTCAGGTGATGCAAGATAGAATAAACCTGTAGACTTACTTAATACTGATGCCGCGTACAATTCGGCCAGCATATTCAACAAATTATCGTTTGTTGCACGGCCTGTTTTTGACAGATAAGAAGTGTACATTATCCGCACTTCTGCCGGGATTGTAGGGTCTGGAACTTCTCCGCCTACTATTGTTACCTGAGCTACTGATTTGTCGCTCCAATCCACTTCGGGTACAACTATTGCTACTCCCATATGATTATTTTTTTAAAGTTTATATTCGAATATTGAACACCAGTTATACAGAGGATATGTTACATCGGCAATCGTATAAGTCATATCCGAATTATCCCGTATTTCTCCGGCGTTTCTGTTGTTTGAGTTGGCAAAGCCATATGTCAGGGTAAGCCCTGCAGGACTTTGAGAACACTTTATTTCTATCGTGTCCGATTCTATGATGGTTACCGACTGGATAATCTCGGCACTCGATGCATTTAGCAGAGAAAGCCCTCTGTTTGTTATTGTGGCGGTTATATAGGGCGGCTTACTGAATGTCAATCCTTTTTTATTAAATTTCAGGTATATACTATTTCCCGATATAATATGAGATACGGGATATAATGGTTTCCAGCCATTGCCATACAGGACATTGAACAAGGCTAACCCGTAATAATCACCCATCAGCTTGGAAGAAAAATTCTTCAAATGCCAGCTGTCCGCATATTGAAGTTGATAGATAGGGGTCGCCATATAAAAGCCGCTGTTTTCTTCCTGTGCAAGCTGTAACAATGCAAGCCCTATGTCCGGGTATGATTTACCCGCCGTATATGAAGATGATACCTGATAGGTAATGAAAGGCAGATCGGAATAATCATCTCCTGTTATATTGTGAACATCATTTATCAGGTCGCTGCGCAATTGCTTTAGTTTGCCTTTATAATAAGCTATGCCATTGCCGTAATCATATTCTCCCTGAGTCCAGGTCACAGCTATGAGCCTGTATGTCTTGCCTTGTGCCTCTGCTATCCGTTTTCCGTTGGTTACGTCTGCAATGATATTACTATACCATGTTGTCCCCTTTGATAATTCATTGACAGTAGTTGCACCACGTGCGCAACATGAGGACAAAATATATTTATTATCATTTTCGTTCAGTTCGGACGACTTGATAAACATATCAGCTGTTCCGGCTGCTGGGGTTTCTCCGTTTTCGGCGTCCTGTCTCTCTACGTGTGCAACAAACTAATGACGAAATGTAAGACTTTCCGGCGCAAGGTGGCATACTGACAGCCAGTCGATAAATCATATTGTTAGAGAAGGCCAGATAAACACGCATAAATGCTGCAGCGACTTTCTTTAAGAAGTGACGCTTAGCAAAAAACGAAGAGTCCATATACAAGCAATAAACCCAGAAATCGCTCCGGGCCTCTCGCTTTCGCAGTATGATGGCCGCTTCGGCTTTTCTTATGAGTATCTCTCTGTCACTCAGTTTTGCCATCTATAATGTTTTGCAAGTCTTCGTCTGATAGGTTCTCAAGGTTACTCTTGATGCCAAGCTCGCCCGAGAGTTTGTTTTCTTGCCGGTTCTTCCAGTTGTCGGGATCACGGTTTGTTTGAAAGTGTATAATAGCACCAAGACTTGGAGGATAGTATTTTTCAACGACAGAATGTTCTTTGACTTTGACGATCGGTTTGTCGTTCTCGTCTTTTCGGCCCGTATCGGCTGTAACGGTTTTCTTCTCTTGTATAGTATAGCCTTTAATAAGCTTCACTAAGGAACGGTTGCACTCTATTAGTAGGTTCTGAGTTAATTTATCTTGGGCTTTTTTTATATCCTCCGAAAACTCCGATTTGGTTTTTAACCATTCATAGTATGTACTCTCTGAAATCTTAACTTTTTCGCATATTTCGGCAATGGTATAACTGTCCTTACTTATCAAGTCACAGATACGATTTACAATCTTTTGATTATACTTTGCCATAGAGTAATTGTTTTACCCTAAAATATAAATATCAATTATTTTATTTAAATTTGAAGTAGTTAATATCATGTAACATATTTAAATTAAAAAGTATGGCAGAATTAAAGATTGGTGATATTGTTTGCTTAAAGTCTGGTGGGCCAACAATGACAATAGAAAGTATTGGAGAATATATGTATGAGACGAAAGCTGTTTGTACATGGTTTGATGAAAAGAAAAAAATATCTGATACTTTTAAATTAGAGGCACTCAGATTTATTGAAGATTAAGCAGTCCATATAGAGAGATCGATCGACACCATGCGAAGTTCTCTCTATATTTCAAAATAACTCTCTATTATTCAACTTGTTTTTGATTAATTCGAGTACTCCGTTGTAAATATCATACAGGTCTTTCTTGTCTTCAGGACCTTCCCATTCTGAGAAACTGTTACCCTCGAAAAACTTCCACGAAAATACTCGCTTTGCCTTTTTCGATAATTGAAGATTGTCGAATATGCTTCTTACTTTTTGCATTTTCTGTAAGATATCTGCAGATCTGTCTTGCTCAGGATCTTCTTCATCTATTATATCCATACGCTGAAAGTCAATTTTTGCATCAATGGGAATAGACTTGTATTTATGACGATAAGGAGAAGTCGGTGATTGTATGTTCAATTTTATCATTTGAAGCACAAAGAAATCAAGCTCTCTATATTGTCCTTTCTTACTATCGTATAGTTTTAGAACATGAGATTCATTGGACTCACATTTCTCAATCAGCATGGCGAGTACTTCGTTCAATACGTCGATGGCTTCTTCCACCATGTTTGCATGGGAACAGTGATAACGAGCGTAATCGAGCCAACGATCATACCTTTCGGAAATATATTTGTTTATTATATCTTTTGCCATCTGCTGTAATTTTAAAAGGGTAACTGATTACCTTGTTTGATCGTACTTATTGATTTATTTGGTATATCGCTCTCATATACATCGATAAAATGTGTCGTTTCTTTTTCAAACTTGTATAGCATCTTTAATAAGCCGATATTTCTTCCTTTCGCTACATCTATCATTGCATAGCCTTCTGTTTCTTTATCTTCATAGGGCTCAGGGAAGGATCTTAAATATATCTCAGGCCTGTATACAAATATTACAACATCTGCCGCCTCTGCGATCTGTCCGCTATCCCGGAGCCTATTCAATGATGGGACCGGATTTTGACTATCTCTATTTAGCTGAGATAAGGCGACGATCCAAATGTCCAGTTCTTTGGCTAAATTCTTTAATCGTCTAGCGACATCGGCCATTTGCTGTTCTTTATTGCTGCCTTTCATATTCACACTAAGAATCTGCAAATAGTCAATGATAACCCCATCTATTTGATACTTAGAAACCATTGCTCTGATAGAGCTTATAATCGTATCAATATTTGAAGTACTTCTATCATCGAATAGGATAGATGAATTGCATAATCCGTTTATCGATTTATCCAGTCTTTCAAACTGCCAGTCATCAAGAGGTGTATACAAAATCTGACTGGAGGATATACCACTTTCCATTGACATCAATCGAGCTGCCAATTGTTCTTTTTTCATTTCAAGGGAATATACAGCCGCCTTTGTTCCATACTTCACCGTATTGTTCAGTATCGATAGAGCTAAAGAAGTCTTACCTTGAGAGGTTTCAGCTGCAATAATTATCAAATCAGACTTTTGCAATCCTCCGGTTTTCTTATCTATCTTCTGAAATCCGGTAGGCGATCCAGTCAAAACCGATTTTGACGATTTATTATCATCAACGATCTTGTAGACAGACTTTACGGCATCTTTTATCGTAGAAATGTTATTTTCCGAAAAAGAATAAATATTCTCCAAGAACTTGCTTGCATAAGACGAAATATCTGTAATATCGTCTCGCTCAGATTGTCCTTTCGATTGAAGATACATACCAAGATCAACAAATTTTCGTCTAGCTGACAGATCATTCAACCGGCATGTATGCGAATAGAGATTTGTCATGGAAGAACTATCACAAATTTTCATTATTTCAGCCACTTTAATCTCTGAATATTTTTTTCGATATTCTTGAGCGATAATGATAGCATCCGGCTGTTCTCCTTTCGATTCAATATCTTTGAAAATTTGGAATATCTTTTTATTGAAATCGTTGTAAAAACAATCCTCATTGATAATATCCCGCACTTCATCGTATCCGAAAGAGTTTGAAATAATAGTCCCCAGAACAATATTTTCTAAATCTATGTCGTATGGATAATTCATTGCTTTTGTTTATAAACTTTATTGAGATCAATAGCACTAGCTAAAGTTGATTTCCAATCAATATTGACAGACTTTGACTTCTTTTTATGCTTCCACCCGGCTTCTAATGCCCAAAACTGAACACATGCTTTTTCTAGGGATAATTCTATATCCAGATTAGGGTGATATCGTTGTTGCTGTTCCAGCCATTCTTGGTTAGATATCAAATTTTGATAGGCTTCTCTCTGATCATTTTTGTAAACATCGTAAGATGTTCGTCAGGTATCCCCTTCTTTTCCTTTCTCTTTTCCTTTCTCTTTTCCCCCCACACCCCCTTTATTACTATCTATATTATCCCCTATATTACCATTACCTTTACCAGTGCCCCTTAAAAGGGGCTCACTAGGGGCTAGTGAGGGGCTAATTACAAATTGATTAATATCTTCAAAATCAAACAATAAAAGATTATCTTCTAATCTTTTTATAATACCTCTATGGGCATTGTTGGAAGGATTCAGTTTTTGGTTCTTTTGGTGTTTTAGGAAGTTCAATACAAAAACAAATCATTTATCTTTTGAATAAAGAAGTCGCGTCTCAACCTCCGTCAAACTCTTTTCAGCTTCTTGCTTACCAATTCCCAGATCGAAGCAGATCTTCCGGATATTAATCTCTAAAAATCCTGCTACATCACATTGGTCGCACAAGTACAAGAACAAGAGCTTGCTTAGAGGCTTAAGTCCACTTAACCAAGCATCATTCCATTTTTCTGTTTCTGTAAATCTACTAGCCATTTAAAACATTTCTTTAAGTCGTTTCTGCAAATACTCGATCAGTTCTTCAACCTCTTGTTTATCCAAATCAATATCTATATAATTTTCACCTTCCTTCGCCCATATAGTAATTTCTTTCGCTGAATTGTCTGAGTATGGATAAACTTCTAAATTCGTACCTTTAATGGTATCTTCTATTTTCAATATTGTTGCCATATCATTAATTATTTAAAATCTAACTCTTTTTGTTTTCTATTATCCAGTTCAGTCTGGTATTCTCTCATAGCTTCACGAACACGATGTTCGGTACGCATTAAGCCAATTGGAAGAATACCAGACAATCTGGCCTCACATCGAATTATACCATGTTTAAGCTGCTGCAGTGACATCTTTTTTAGTTCCATTCTTTTTCGGTTTAAGACGTTCTTTGATCAAATGCATGTTCTTATTTACAAGATCAATTATACGCTTGTGATAAGCCGTATTATTATTGAACTTGCCTCTACATTGCTCTACAGTAAAAGACTTTAGAGACACCTCTACTGTTTCCATTTTCTTACCGTCGACGGTTGCTGACAGAATTAATGATTCCGGTTTAAGATGGTAACTGTTGCTAAAGACACAATGGTGCAATACATCCCCTTCTTTGAGGTGGGCCTTAACTGTAGTCAAAACTTTAACTGTAATATTCCCCTCCGAAAATGAAATACCGAAGAACTGTTTCTTTAACTCCCTGAATTCTTTTTCCTGTTCCTTAACCTTTCGTCTCTTTTCATTGAGCTCTTCGCGTTCATCTACGCCTCTTTGTTTACGGACATACCTGTCGTGTGCTTTTCTCAGGTCTTTGGGACAGACATATTTCGCATTATGCAGATCCTTACCGAAATGATTTAGTAAGTCTAAATAGTCTTTCCACATGGAAGCATCTTTTACTTTATATTTATTCCGGATACATATTTTAATTGAAGGCCAGTAATTATTAACAGAATATGAATGTTCAGTATAATATTTCAGTAGACCGTATTGTTTCGCTTTCAACAAAGTTTCGGCTTTGCTATCCGTGAGCAGGAGATAGAACATCCGGAATGGAGCAAGTCCGTGAAAGCCTCCCTTAAAACCGTTTCGTTTTAATTCCGGGAGCAGCTTCATATTAGGATATATTTTCGGAGGAATAAGAGAATAACAGGTTGTATTTGTTTTAGGTCTGATTTCCATAGGGCTGGCCCAGCTCCATGAATCACCATAACAACTAAAAAATTGGGACCTGAGTTTTGCCATTGTCTCATATTCCCCATTCGGTAATATCCAATATTGTACAATCTCATTTGAAGCATAGTGTGGCTTTTGGCCTGTTTCATAATATGCCATCACGTCTATGAATCGGATTACCTGAAACTCTCCACACGTGGTTATCACCCCATAGTATGCACCCTGTTTATCTTTCTTCTTTTTGGTATGGGTTACTTTCAGTTTCATACCGCAATTCGGACAAATACAACCATCGATGGAAGTTAACAATGGAGGTTGTTTATCTTCCCACTGGTTACCGCAATCGAGACAGGATATAATTCTTTTATTCATATATCCATTATGCTCGAAGCAATTGTCATAAGCATATTGTATCTGAGTTTCGGTTATAGCTGGTAGTTTAGTCCTCAATTCAGCGACTCTCTTTTGAAGCTTTGTTTTCGGTTTCATGGTTGCACCTCCTTTCTGTCAATCAGTTTATAATCATACACCCACACCCAAGGGTTATTATCCCAAGTATTTTTGCCATCAATGGAATTGATAAGAGCTTTGTAAGGTTCTTTACGGGTCGTGTATAATACGCTTTTCCCATCATCATAATGAGTATGCCAATATTTAGAGGAAATCCTTCATCAGGATAGAATTCTACATCAATTATGCCCTCTTTTTTGCAATCTTCTTCGGTTATATCTTGTAATCTTTCGGCTCTTACCTCTGTGATCTTGATAAAGTGACGTGCGGCTGATGCAGGCATAAAGAGTTTGTTTTTCCAATCGGTATAATAAGAATTACCTTCTGTGCCGACTTTATCACATGGAGTTTCTTCTCCATATTTATAGAGTATTGATGTGTGCCTACCTTCGCTCAATCCTCTAGTCCACTTCTTATACGGTTCTTTCAAATAAAGAACATCACCGACTTTGTAGCGAGGTTCAATAAATACTGATGCATCATTTTCGTCTCTGGTTGCGAATAAAAGTTTATTATCGATAATTGTAGAGCAAACTATATCTAAAGGTTGCGGAGTGATAATCCTTCTTGTCTGAACCTTGATATTTTTGACCGTTTTGCCATGTAACGGCTCTATAAAGCATATTCCTTTCATAGGTCAAAACAAGCTATATTCTCTAACATCTTCTTTCTTCTTAGGCTTGATCTTCGCTTTAGGAGCTTCTTTCTTAACCTCTGTTTTAGGAACCGAAGTCTTTACCTCAGATCGAATATTTGAAGTCTTTTCGACTTTAATATCATCCTCGTCGTAATAATGAACCGCCCAGCCGTATACAACATCGTCTTCGATCATCGCACAGCCGTTAATTACTTGCTTTTTTGCCTGGCTGGTTATGTAGGAACAGCAGTCTTTTATGTTTTTGTTCTCCTTTGCATACGTTATGGCAAAGAGAGGATCTTCTTCTGCTCGCTTATCTAAATATACTTTGATTCTGTCTTGTTGTGAATTATTTGTTGCCATGATTGTTAGTCTTTAAGTTCTTGAATTTGCTTCATGACGTCTGATACCTGTTCAGCTGTAAGCCGCCCAATAACGTCATCTGTGATAGGTGTACTGTAACATATACTATCGCCTTTCATAACAGCGACCAATAAGAACGGATACTCCATAACCATTATCGAAATCCAATATGGCTTGTTTTGCATCCTTATAATCAGGGAGAGAATTTATCACAATACGATGTCTTTCGAAAACTAAATCTTGAAATTTTTTCATGACTTCTTATTTTGTTCGTCCATAATCTTCCATAACTTCTTGTAGAATTGCTCATCAGGTACTTTTCCCTCGATAGATTCACCGAGGGCGACAAAGAACTCACCGTTATGCTTCATGTTATTAAAGTCGATAGCAAACTTTGCGATCGCTTTTGCTTGAGTAGTATCGAGTTCATCCAATCCGGATAAATCACGTTGATTCGATTCCAGTATCTCGAGAGCTTTTTCAAGTCCTTGCTTGGCTCCGGCATTCTCAGCCTTATTGATATTATCGTGCTTGAGAATGAGCTTTATCTTTCTGATTAAATCTGACTTTGTCATGGCTTAATCTGCTAACATCATTGGCATCAATAAATAGGTAAGTTGATCTCCTGATTTATCATCAACAGGAGTAATGAGAGTGGCCCGACTTGGATCGGAGAACGACATTTGCATATTAGGGGTAGGGATAGCAGATATTAGCTCTGTAAGAAGATGTCCTTTGAAGCCGATAGCTATTTGTTTATTGCTATACTCACAAGCAACGGTTTCATCGGCTGCCGTAGAGAAATCAATATCCTGGGCGGAAAGCTTTATGATATCATTCGATAGTTCCAGCTTAACCAAACTGCTAGATTGATTAGCAAAAACAGATACACGTTTTATAGCTCCGTTCAGCTCAGATTTACCAATAGATAATACCTTATCATTATTTTGCGGAATAACAGAGCGGTAGTTTGGGTAGTTCCCTTCAAGCAAGGTTGCAACAATGCTTTCCGATCCATATTCGAACCGGACTGAATTACCATTGATGAATATGTTTATCAATTCATCGGATGGTTTGATGGAACCTTTTAGAATGGTTGCGATTTTTAAGAGGGAGGGCAAAGCTTATCTTTTCTGTCATTGATTCATCACGAATTTCTAACAGCGCAAGCTTATGACCGTCGGAGGCTACAAAGTTGATTTGTTCTTCTGCTATAGACAGATAGACAGATGTCATTATCGGACGGAGATCATCGGTAGAAGCACAGAGGATTGTTTTTTCAATACCATTCAATAATACTTTAGATGGGATTGAGATACTCTTTGCATTGGTAATATCTTTTTCTTTAGGAAAGCCTTCGGGTGATATACCAACCAATTCGAATTTACCTCCTTTGTATTTGATTGTAGTACTAAACTTATCGTCAATAGAAATTGCAAGGGGCTGTTCCGGCAATGTCTTTAGGGCCTCGATTAATAATTTAGGTTCGATACAAACCGATATATTATTATCGGTCAATATTCCATCAATGGAAGTGTTTATCCGACCTTGTGTATCTGTTGCCGAGAATTTGACTGTTCCGTCTTGGATATTCAGAAGAATATTATCCATGATTAGAAGCGTATTCTTCGGCGAAATGATTTTACTTACCGACTGTAGCCGGTTTAATAATTCTGATTTTGAAATTGAAATTGTCGTCAT